GTTAAGAAATGAGCTAACGAAAGCTAACACGCCGACCGCAGTGCTGGTGCGGTAGTCAAATTCAGTGCCGTCATCGTGACGAACTCTCACACCGTCCGGCGTTGACACATAAATAAATGGTATCGTCGATTTATAAAATGTCTTTTCTAATAGCCACGCGCATACGGCCGTTGCTTCACCACTACGGCCCAATACAATCAACGCTTTTTTATTTTCAAAAGCGCAAACTAATGCGGTTTGTGGAAAAGGCAAAGGGCAATCGAGAACAGCGTGATCAACCACTTGCTCTTTTTTGTATGCGGCGGTCATGTCAAACCAGTGATACTCAACAGCAGTATCAGGTGACAGAGACGCCAGCTCTTGAATGAGTGGACTCACAACGTTGCCCTCCCTTCGGCACGGTTGGTTGCTTCCATCGAACGCCACACTTCGATACGGGCCTGTGCTGCCACCAGCCCCCAACGAATCTCCTCCTCAATTTCAATTGCCTCACGCAGCCCGTTCAACAGCTTAATGTATTCGGGGTCACCGTAAGCCTCACGCTCTTGCGCGTTGACGGCCTTTTCAAGGCTACGCCCCATGATTAAAGATTTCAAGCTCTTGCGATACTCTTCCAGATAAATCCTGTCGGCCTTTGCTTTTGCATAACGCTTGCCGTGCTTGTAAATATATTCGATTGCAAGCTCTGGGTTCTTCACGTCGCTGTCATTATTCATTTGCTTCCTCTATCTTCAATTTTAAAATGCCGGCCTTGTCTTTTGACCAGTAAATTCGCAAGTCAACGATGTTTGAATCGTCAGTCCACACGCCCGCATGAGTGCATCCGTCCAGCGTTGCCTTCAACAGGTTATCCAGATCACGCCTTCTGTTATCCGGTCGCCATGCCTCGATCGTTACTTTGATTTTGCCCTCATAACGCGTGAACGCCTTCTGCAACAAAATGTGCTCCATTACCTTTGCGCGAAAAGTCCTCCCTTCTCTACTGATGATCATCCTGTTCTGAAACATGCGCCAGTATTGATTCACGCTCGGCGGCCACGGTAAGATTATTTCATTCACGCCAGTCTCCATCTTCGCCCCTGTTCCCTTTTACCCATTGATCTCTGACGTCACGCTCTAACACCGACGACGGGTGCAGGTCGTTCCATCCCTTTACGTGCCTGACTTTCTCAGTGTCGTAATACCCCGCAAGCCACCGATGCGCCGCGTCCCGGTCATTAATTCTGCGACGGATTAACCATCGGACAAGGCACCGGTGACGGTGCTCATCGTCGCCCTTTCCTTCGATCAAAACGCACCCGCGGCATCAAAGCACATTGGCAATGAATCATGCGCCTCGACAAACTGTTGGCACTCGCGGTTATACCAAAGCCCATACCACTCCTCGGCTTCACCGTTACGCTGCTTCTCACACATCAGCGTCGCATCCGGCTCAAGGTCGCTCACGTCCTGCCCCGCCTGAAACTTGTGCTCCTTTTTCTTGTTGCGATGAACCAGCAGCACGTTATCGACTTGGTCAGTAATCGCGCCAGATCCCTTCACATCACGCTTGCTCGGCAGCTGGTCGTCCGTTTGCAGCTTGGCCAGATGGTGCACGAGGTGAACGTGAATACTGTGGTCACGCGCCAGCGCGGTCAGCTCATCAACGAAATACTTCTGCGCGTTATAGTCGTCCTCGGCCGGCACGCACTTCATCAGGCTGTCGATGAACACATGCTTGATGCCTAATTCGACAGCGCAATACCGCGACATCGCAATCACCTGCCTAGACGACGTCGTGCCCTGCTGGTCATACATCCACAGACGATCTGCCGCAAAGCTCGAAAAGCGCGAGATGTATCCGCCGATCCGCTGGGCGTTGTTCTCAAACGCCGGCACGTCAAGGTTCTGCCCGCCGAACTGGCGCAACATGCGATACAGACTGCGCTTCGGTTTCATCTCAAACGAAGCAATGCAAACCTTCTGCTTCTGCTTCACGAGACCGAGCGCCACCTGCCCAGTAACCATCGACTTGCCGCTACCGTTGGTGCCGGCGTAGATCGTCACCTCGCCCGGGCGGAACGCAAAGCTGCTATGCGTCTTCGGCCATGGCATCACTTGCCCGCGCTCACGCTCTGACGGGTTGACCAGCTCCTCTTGCATCTCGTCCAACCACGTCGTCGCCTCGTTCACCTTGTGGGTGACGTCGTGGGCCTTCAAATATTTTTCGGTGTCGATGTCCTCTGACCGCAACAGTCGCACCCTACGCGCCTCGTCCAGCTCACGCGCCCGCTCTTCAATCAACGTTGCCATATCTCATTGCCTCCTGTATTCGCTGTGTTGCAACAGTCAACCGCCCGCGGTCTGTGTCGCTCAATTTTTTACCATTCGCCATGTCGATCGCCGCAATCTGCACCACCAAAGACTCAAAGCCAATAATCCGCATCAGGTCAGACGAATAAAACGACGCCTTCACCGCGGGCTTGTTGTGCCCGTATTCACGTCGGCGCTCGTCTGGCGGAAACAGATCGTTCACGCTCATGCCTACCGACCCAACAACGTCGTGCACGCTACACCCCGCAAAGCAGTGCACCAGCACGCGACCGTCCTGCCCCTCACGGATCGACAACGACGGCGACCCGTCCTTGTGCGACGGGCAGCAGGCAGTCCATGACCCGTTACGGCCCTTCACCTTATTGAGGCGCGATATGAAGACCTCAACCTGACTCACAACACCCTCCGGCTCGGTGCCGCGGTGGTCTCATCCTCCCACCGGCGCTGGTTGACGTAGGTCAGCGGTGCCGGCTCATACCCCGTCGTCCACTGGTCAGTCTCCTTCAACACATTGACGTTGGAGATGATCGAGTCCGCAATACGGTCAAGACCAAGCTTTTTCCATTTCGATAACACCGCTGACTTTGCCACTTTACGCTTCGATGATGGCCACGAAGACCAGAACTCGTCGAACTTCGACGAAGTATTTATATTCTGTATCTGTATCTTCTTAGGGTTTGCCTTCGGTTTCGATTCGGTTACCGATTCGGTTTTCTTCGGCCTGCCGCCTCGCTTTCCGACCTGTCGATTGACCGCAACCTGAGCCTGATATTTTGCGATTTCGACATGACAACGATGGTTAAAGTATCCCTTTTCGGTCTTTTCAAAAAACTCACCTAAAACCAATTCGGTTATGTCCAAATCAAGGCGGATTTTACGAGCAACCGATTCGGTATCAAGAGGGATTTCTTTCTCGCTCATGTAGTAGAGGTCAAGTAGTCGGCGGTATGCAAGATCCTCCGCGTCGGCTAAGTGCACCGTGTGCGTCAGGTAGTCGCCGATATGAAATTTATACCAAATCATTTGACCCTCCCAAACAGGTCTGGCCGCAGGTCTTCACGGGACACCTGCCCGCGTGTGGCATGGTGGATCTCAACAGTCAGGTGAGCGCTGGGCGAGTGACGGCCGCTGATGATGAGCGACAGCCACGTTCGGGTAATGCCCATCTTCAACGCGAAATCAGCCTTCGCCCCGCGGGGCTTACCTTCAAAATATTCCTGCAATGTCATGTTGCTCTCCTTGTGGTTGGGTTGAATAATGTATGCCGATATTACACGACTGAACAGTAATTGCAACAAGTATTGTATTTTTTAATTACACCTGATACAGTGGGCCTGTTTTCAACTTACAGCGAAAGATGGCGATGGAAGACCTGTATCAGCAGTTGATGCTTGAGCGAATGCAGATGCTTGAGGAGGCTCTTGAGCGAGCCGAGTCAGGTAAGGCTACTCCGGATGATTGGACGACCATCCGATACGAGTGTGGGATCAGTCGTTCAACGGCGAATATCAAACAAGGAGAAACACAATGAGCATTATAGCGAAAGAAGGCGAGAGCAACTTTACCCCAGTCCCAACTGGGATGCATCTTGCGCGGTGCTATCGCATCGTCGATCTTGGCACGCAAAAGTCCGAGTATCAGGGGCAGATCAAATACCTCAGGAAGATCATGATTCAGTTTGAGGTGCACGGCGAAGATGACGACGGCAAACCAATCGTGACGAATAAAAACGAGCCAATGTCGATTAGCAAGAACTTTACCCTGTCGCTTGCAGAGAAGGCAACCTTGCGCAAAGACCTATCCGCTTGGCGCGGTCGCGACTTCACGGAAGAGGAGCGCAAAGGGTTTGAGCTGAAGAACGTCCTCGGCGTGTGGGCAATGATTACGGTGGCCAGAGACGCCGGCAATAACGGCAAGGAATACACCAACATCAAAAACATCAACCCGGTGCCAAAAACAATCCGTTCCGCCGGCTTGCCCGAGGGGCACAACAAGGTTGCGATGTTCTCGATCGACAACCCCGACATGCAGCTGTTCGACACGTTTAGCCAGTTCCTTCAGGAAAAGATTAAGTCATCGCCCGAATGGCAGGGCAAGGACAGCGGCGGCAAGGCTAAGTCGCATCAGAGTGAAAAACCAGCGGATGCGTTTGCCGATATGGCTGACGATATTCCTTTTTGATCAAGTGCTTACATGGAACAAGTTAAAGAACTGGTAATGAAACGTGCGCTGGCAAACTTGTCGGCGATTGGATGCAAGTATGCAATTATTGACTGCGACGGCGTGAAGCACGGCGACCTTGAGATTGTGGGCAAAAAGACCCGCACTCGTTGCGCCCCGATTTATGGCATGGGCACGTTAAAAAAATACTACTCGCCGTTTATTGAGCAAATGACAATTGGGGAAGTTGTTTCAATTCCACCGGGTGAATTTACTGCGGAGAAAATTCGTGGCGCAATTTGCTCGGAGCTGTTCAGGCTGTATGGGAAAGGCAACTACACCACGACAGTAAACCACAGCAAAAACGTTGTCGAAGTGTTGCGAACAGAATGATGCAACAACTGATTATAGACTTTGCCCGCAAGCTGGCACGGTCAGGTGACCCAGCTACGTCTAAAAAGGCTGCTGCTCGCGTTAAAGAGTTTTCACCGACCTTTTGTTCAAGGATCCATGAAGAACTTAAAAAACGCAGCGGCACCTTTGAGGAGATAGCTGTTCGCACTGGGTTACGCCCTGATCAGGTGTGGCGGCGATTGCCGGATCTTCAGAAGATGGGACTGGCAATCCCCACCGCAGACGAGCGCCCGGGCCAGTCTGGGCGGCTACAACGGGTATGGGTGGCAGTTTGAGCGCAGAACTTCTCAAAGATATTGAAACCCACCTCATCCCCATTTCGGACAATTTTGAGCACGACCTGAGTTCGCAATGCAGGTGCAACCCGATCGAGTCTGAAGAAAAGCCGGGTTGCTTTATCCATACTTCATTTGACGGCCGAGAGGACTTCCTGTTCGGCAGGAGAAAATATTCATGATCACCGCAAAAGAACCCCGCGCTAGTGAGTCAAATCACTGGTATTCCCGTGAGGGGCTGCCGATGTATACCGTTGAGGCTAAGAACGGCTCACAACGCGCCACAACGCTCCGAGACGCACGCAAAATGAATCTGGTGCCCAGCGTCACCACCATCCTCGGCGCAACGGCAAAGCCCGCCCTGATCGCTTGGATGCAGAAACAGGTGCTGCTTGCGACGCTGACCCTTCTCCGTCGCCCCAACGAACCTGAGAAAGAATACATCGATCGAATAATCTTTGATTCTAAAGAACAGGGTCGATCGGCGGCGGATGCGGGAACTGAGATACACACCGCGGTTCAGGGCTTTTACGAGGGCACGGTTGTCGATAAGCATCAGGCGCACGTCAAGGGCTGCGTTGAGAAGATCCGCGCCACGTTCGGTGAGCACGGCTGGGTGTCGGAGCGCTCGTTCTGTCACGACCTCGGGTTCGGCGGAAAACTTGACCTGCACACCGCGGGCTTTGTCCTTGACATCAAGTCGAAAGAGTTCGGCCCTGACGATTCGATCGCGGCGTATGACGAGCACCTGATGCAGCTCGCCGCCTACCGCGTCGGCATTGGCCAGCCTGAGGCAAGGTGCGCAAACGTCTTCGTGTCCCGCACGCACCCCGGGCTGACCGTTGTGCTCGAATGGGAGAAGGAAGACCTCGACCGCGGCTGGGGCATGTTTTGTGCTCTGCTCAAGTTCTGGCAGTTAAAGAACAAGCACTCATGAAGCCCATCACCGCGTATCAAACGTCAGACGGGGCGATCTGGCCTATCAAATCACAAGCCGAAAAGCACGACGTTTTTTTGAAGTCGCGTGAGGTGTTCGAAGAATTCCTTGACAGCAAAGACAACGCTTATACCGCTATCGTTCAGCGTTCAATTGCACGCAATTCAATCATCAGCTGGGAAACTTGGAAGACAAAAAATGGCAAGCGTACTTAACGAAGAACTGATCAAGCAGGTATTCTTTTACAGCGACGAGAAAAGGCCGAACGCGTTGATCGCCGACGACGTTGACGTTGTGCAGTTTGCGCAGAAGATCGAACAAGTCGTAACCGAATCGGTTTTGTCAGCCGAGCACCGGCGCTGCGTGAAGATTGTCGAAGCCCTCAACAAGGACGTTGCACGGGCTTTAGCCAATACCCCACCCCGTTAAGGGGCGGGGCTTCAAGGTTTATAATATGGGTCTGGTTGACCAAATCGCAGAGTCGGTTGCTGCTGATACGGGCGACCGTAATAATCTTCGTAAAGTTCCTCCGGCGTCATCTGTTGCTGGCGCATTTCCCTGTCACGCAGGTATTGCGTCAACGCAGACCCTGCACCAAGGGCGATGCCCGCCGGTGGGAACGCAAACCCTAGCCCTGTTCCGGCTAACGTTCCAGCAGACAGTCCGAGGCGCATAGGATCCCTCTGCTCTGGCGGCTTGTTTATTTCGTTTTTAATATCAACAGCCTCACCGGCCGCGCCGGCCACAGCCAACGGCGGCATGGCGTAACGGTTCAAAACACCCAGACCGCTGGCAACTTTCTTTGCAACGGGCGACGTCCGCTCCATCATGCTGGCAAACAACTCGCGCACCTTTTCAAGCCCTGACGGCGGCGGAGGCGGCGGTGGGGTCATTGGAACTGCCGCAGCGGTCGGTATTTGCCGGAACACTGTCCCACCTTGCGTTGGTGGTGCGGCCGGCGGTGCGCTTTGTTTCGGCAGCCCGCTTTGCTGCGGCACGGTCACGGCGGTTGATGGCGGCAACCCCGCGGGTGGCGGAAGTGCACCGGCCGGCGGCATCGGCTCCTGAATGTAACTGAAATTCGGAGGCCCGCCGGCCTTGGTCAATATCCCGCCGTGTTGCGGGTTTTCGCCCCAAGTCTCGCCCGGGAACAAACTCTTCACCTTGAGTGTGCCCTCGCGCCGTTTCGTAGACAGGTCGTGAACACCGCCTTCCTGCTTGGTCATGTCCAACGCACGGCCGGCCTCGATATCCGTCAGGCCCGCCGCCTTACCGTAATTGTAGGGCATCGTCCCAGTCTGGCCGGCAGGCATCCGGCCGTTTTGTGGAATGGCGGGTGCACCACCGGGTGGAGTAGCCCCGGGCGGCGCGGGTGGAGCGGGCGGAGTGCCGCCGAACATACCACCGCCGGGGGCCCCACCGGACGCAGGAGGGGGCGGAGGAGCGCCGGCACCGCCGCTGGGAGGGGTTGGTGGCTGAAAGCGTGCTGCGGCCCGCTGGCGGCCTTCCTCGATCGCTTCTGCGCCTTTTGAAAGTCCTTGCCCGATCATTTTAAGTCCGGACACGCCGGTGCCGAGATAGCCTCCTGCCAATTGGGCGGTGGCCTTCTCCTGCGCTTGCAGAGCTTCTCGGTCTCGGGCATCGGCGTCGTTCTGAGGGGGCGCTGCCGGAGCGGCTGGGTTTGCTGCGGGCGCGTCAGAAAACGTGCCGAATGATTTCAGGTCTTGAAGGTATTGATTTGTTTCGGGGTGCAGCTCTTCGCCGGCGTCAAACCGCGCCAAGCTGCCCGGGCCGCCGTTGTAGTAAATCGCAGCCAGTCTGGGGTCGTTGCCGGTTGCGTCAAGCGCCTGCTTGAGGTATTTCAGGCCGGCGTCAATGTTCTTGTCCGGATCACGCAAGGACTTTTCGTCAAAGCCCATACCCTTGCCGGTCTTCGGCATAACCTGCATTACGCCGACAGCGCCCTTTTCGCTATCTTTGGTCGCTGGGTTCAGCCTCGACTCTTGATACGCGACAGAAATTGCAAACGCAGGGGGTATGCCCATTGCCTTTGCGCGTTCGCCGATCTTTAAGGCATACGCCTCTTGCTCCGGAGTAAGTGAATCCAAAAACGAAAGTTGTGCCATGGCTTTACCTTGTTTGTCTGGGGTTCAACAGCTCGTCAACGCGCCTTCTTGCGTTCGACAAATCACCTGCTGGTGCTGCGCGTTGCCGGCTCGGTATCGCAGGCATGGTGTTGAAGTAATTTGCCGTCTGCTCTTCAAAACCTTTGTTCAGCTCTTTGTAAAGACCTGAGCGCTCAAACTTCAAATATGAACCGTTCGGGTTTTTCTCTTGCCATGTTCCAAACGCGTCCGCAACGTCAATGTCGTATTGCGAGCGCATCTTCAAGAGATCCATGCGGCTCTTCAATACTTCAGGGCTTGAGCTTACGTTGCCCGGTATTGCGCGAACGATCTTACGCTCCCCCTCGGTTACGGCACCCTGCTTTGAAAGATACGTGCGCGTGAACGCAAGTTCAATCTCAGCAAGATCTGCCGCGGCCAGTTTAATGTTATCAAGGTCTTTTTGTTTCACGCCCGGCATTGCCTGCCGAATTGCATCTTCAAGACCCTCAAGCGCAATAGAACCGCTTCCCGTTTTTATGCCCTCACTGATCAGCTTACCAATAGCACTCATAACCGTTGGGCGATTGAAAAGACCAAAGTAATTTTTGCTCTCGTTGAGGTAATTCAATACGCGAGATGCACCACCGTAAATGCGTTGTGCGTTTGTGTAAGTCTCCTGAACCGCAGATTCTTTTTCTGCGGACTTTTCGCCAAGTTTTTTTTGTCTTTCTTTTTCTCCGCTGAAATCTGCTTCGCGTTCTTCAACAGATTGAGCGCTAGATCCCTCAACACCCTGTCCGGTAATCGTTTTAATAAAAGCAGGCAGGCGCGGGTCATTATTCTCAATGTAACGGTCGAGAACAGCAGACTGGTTGACGTTAACGTCATACGTCCCAGTCAGGCCCGGGATCGGTCGTTTCACGCGCTCTCCGGTTTCAAATGAATGGAACATGCCGGTGCGTGCGTTGAACACCCCCTTCTGTTGGACGTTCTCGTTCTTCGCCTCAATCTCCGCGCCCTCTTTCAACAGGTCGGCTAAGGGCTTTCCGGAGTATCGGTTCAGGTTAACGTATTCTTGTTGCGTAAGGCGGTTAGGGTTTGCCGGCGCTATTTGCGTGCCGGCCACATACGGAGATACGGACTGCGTTAACGGGCCTGCGGCAGGAGCACCAGCGGTAGCGCCAGCAGGAGCGCTAGCGGGCGCAGGGGCAGCGTTGAGCGGACTGAAGCCACCAGCACCATCTGCGGGCTGCGCTGCCGTAGTAAGACCGCCGGAAGGCTTTTCTTTGCCCCCAAGATAACTCTCAATCTGCTTGTCTTGCATTTTCTGACGCTGAAGCGAAATACCTTGACCGGCAACACCAACGCGAGCTTGCGCAATGTCTTGGTCGCGCTTTTGCTCTTCTACTTGTGCCGTTCCAATATTGCCCGCAACGTTGCCGAGCGCTTCGAAAAAGTTACCCGTCTTCGTCGGCGCAAGAAATCCTTTAGCCGCGGCAAGCCATGTCGGGTCGAACACCTCGCTCTTGCGCGTATCCAGCGTTTGCGTAAGCTTTGCAAGCGCCTCCTGATACCGGCGGTTTGCCTCAATCGCCTCAGGATCTTGACCGGGCAAGTAAGCAACCTGTGCTGTAGATTTTTCAGCCATCTTTTACTCCAAATTTTTGTTTTGCTTATTACTCGTTACGAGCCGTCAACACCTAGATTTGGATCGCCGGTTGTGTTCATTGCATTAAGTTGTTCTTGTGTAAAGCCAAGCTGCTCAGGAGTTACCCCTGCACCAAAAACGCTACCCCAGTCAACGCTTGATGCTTGCCCGCCGAGCCATTTCAAAAGCTCACCACCGATACTGGTATTGGTTCCTGTTTTAAGTCCGCCAAGGGTAGACATCACGCCTAAAACGCTTTGCAACGGAGAATTCCCGTATTGTCCGGCCGTGCCCGGGCCAACCGTTTTAGACGTCTGTGTCGTCGGCACCTGAAACCCTCGCATGAGGGCTGAGGCGTTTGTGGCATTCTTCATCGGTTGATCAAGCAGGCTCTGCTCGTATGACTGACGTTCAGCGCCGGCCTTCGTCAGCGCACCAGCACCGGTTAGGCCAAGCTTCTGTTCCGACTCGGCAAGCTCACCTTGAGTCCGCGCCGCAAGGTTTTGCCCTTGCATCTCCTGAATGGCGGCGTTCAACGCGTCACTATAGCCCTTGCTCAAAGCGCCCGTTTGCGCCCCAGTCAGGTTCGCCTGATTTTCAGACATTGCCTGCCCCAAAGCGCCGGCATACCGCTGACTTCCAAGTCCGCCGGCTCCGACAAACCCAGCCTTCATCGTTGGCAGCGTGTTCCGCTGCAAGTTTTGCTGGTTCAGCCGCGCCATCTCATCAACCACCTTTGAAGTGTAGGGGTTCATGAGGTTGTTGATGCGATCCGGCGTAATACCCGCGGCGGATGCGGCGGCGGTTGCCTCTGCGTTAGCTAACTGCGGCTTGTATGCCGTTGCGGCGGTCGGCAGCGCACCATAGCCTGCCGTCTGCATCGGGTCATACCCGGCAATGGCCCCCTGCGGCGTACGCGCCATGGACGTCGTCGCGGCGTTTGACAGGCCGGTCAGGTAGTTTGTGTAGTAGTCCGGTGCAACGTCAGCCTTCGTCGCGGTCGTTGTAATATCCGGCAGTGGTGACCCTTGGGTAATTGCCATGTCTATCTCCTAGCTTTCCGCGACGTTTTTAAATAATCAAGCGGGCTTTTTGCTGCCGGCGGCAGATCTTGCGGTTTAGCCGAACGTGTGTGCGACCGAATTGAGTGCATCATATCGTAGAGTTTATCCGATCCGGCCTTGGTTGACCCGTTTCCGAGTGCTGCAACCACGTCCGCGGGAAACACAAACTCCCCGTCGGCTAACATAGCCGGGATGTCATCCGACTGCCCATCCCCCGGGCCGGTGACCGCGTCACCCGTCCTGAAGTCAATCCGATCCTTGCCAGAATGATTGACCACGTTCAGGCCGCCACCGGCATATTTGCCGTAACGGGTAGTCCCGCCGCCGGCCATCAGCGGGGTTGCAAGGCCACCCTTTTTAGCCGTCAGCAGCTCTGTTTTATACAACGGGTCTGTAACAGTCCCCGGGTTCAATATTTGATCAATATTGTTGTCCTGACCGTAATTGAAATACGAAGACGGCTCTTGTTGTTGTTGCCTCGGACGCTCCTGAGGTTGTGGTGCTTCTCCAGCAATCGAATTTTTTGGTGCATATGGGTTTTCAGTATACTGATCTTTTTGGACTTGACTAAAGAACCCGGCCAACGGGCCAGAAAATGCCGGTTGCTGCATAATCGGCGAAGACATGAACGGGCTTTTAAACTCCGGCATCTTAGGCGCTGATTCCGCAAGCTGAGCGGCAGACGGCGAGACCATTGAATACCCGACCTGAGCCGCTCTAGCTGTTCGCGCAGCCTTGGCGTCTGCCGCAGTCTTGGCATCTGCCACAGCTTTGTCTGCTGCCGCCTTATCAGCCAGAGCTTTGTCAGAGGCAATCTTCTCAAGCAACGTCCTTTGAACGTCAGTAATGCTAGTGCCAAGTTCACTAATTGCCCGCGCAGTTGCCTCTTGCTGCGTTACACCCTGCCTTACAAGCTCGTCAATCCTTGTGTTGACTCGATTGCCAAGCGCAGTAATGTCCGCTGTTGTTTGCGTTTGCAGGTTGGAAATTGCGGTTGATATCGCAGTATTAAGATCTGCGGTAGTCAACTGCGGGTTTGCTGTCATGTAATTGGTAATTTGCGTTGCAACGTCCGTTGCATTTAGCCCGGGATTTGCCGCAATAGCAGCAGCAATAGCCGCGTCAATGTCCGCTTTTGTAACAGGCGTTCCGGTGGTTGTGGTAGTTCCTGTAGTCCCTGTAGTCCCTGTAGTACCCGTAGTCCCCGTGGTTCCTGTGGTTGTCCCAGTGCCTGTTGTGGTGCCGGTGCCTGTAGTCGTTCCAGTTGTGGTTCCGGTTGTGCCGCCAGTTGTGGTTGTTGCTTTAAATGCGTCGTAGGCTGCCTTATCACCGTTGTATTGGGTATAAGTAGCGAAGTCAGGAAAGCCAGCATCGGTTGCTTTTTTGGTGTTTGCAGCCGTCGTGGTTGCGGTGTTGTAGGCGCTTACGTCGCCGTTGTATTGAGTGTAAGTGGCGTAGTCAGGGAAGCCTGCATCTGTTGCTGTTTTTGTATTTGCTGTATTTTTTTTAGCGGTGTTGTAGGCGGCAACGTCCCCTGCGTATTGAGTATAGGTTGCAAAGTCTGGGAAGCCAGCATCAGTGGCCGTCTTGGTATTTGCAGTATTTGCGTTGGCTGTGTTGAACGCATTGATGTCGCCACCATACTGCTGGTATGCAGCGTAGTTTGGGAAGCCTGCTGTCTTAGCCATTGTTTCATTCGGTGCTACGGCCGTCCATGCAGGAACAAATGACTTTGTTGCGTTATAGACTTGTTGCGCTTCCAATCCTGCGTTAGTCAGTATTGTAGAAACATCGTTTGCTAGAGTGTCACCAGAATTGCCGTTAAAAAATTCTTTTAAAATAAGTGGCGACAGCGCATCAATTTTTGTTTGATCTAAATTAAATCCTGCAAACAATGAATTTATTTTTGATTGGGCCTCGCCAAGCGTGATAGGTATCCCTGCGCTGGATATTGAAATAATAGAATCATCTGACGTTAACGATTGCGGCAATACTGAATCCATTGTGTCGCCAACAATAGACCAAATGTCTGACGATTGAACCAACCCACTCATGGTCATCTGTGAGCCATTTGTGTTGGTTCCAATGACCGCATTTGGATTTAACGTTGACAAGTCCGCTAATTTGGCCCCGCTCTTTAACTCGCCAAACGTTAAATTATTTCCAAAATAATCTTTTGCAACAACGACTGAGTTGTTAATTGAAGTTATAGACGTTGATGTGGGGCCGCCGATCATGCCGGCAAATATTCCTTGCGCAAGCATTTTTTTTACATCAACCGGTTCTTTTGAAGCCACTTGTTCAACGTATGTTTGTGGAACAGTTTGAAAAAATTCTGCCATAGAGCCAATTAACGTTGCGGAACCATATCTAGACGCAATGCCTTTAAGGCCGTCAGCAATCCCACCAAAATACCTTGCAAACATCATCTTGTTTGTAATGGCATCAATTGGCGCATTCAATGCTGCGTTAGTTGCGCCAGCCAGCATAGCTCTATCGCGAGCGTCTTCAGGAGTGGCTCCGGATTTAATCAGGTTGTCGTATACCGCCCTGCCGCTACTACCAAGCTGCTCCATGGCCTCAAGCGCCGTTATAGCGCCAATCGCAACCGCACCAGCAGCAAGACCGGTGCCACCAAGTGCAGCGACGGCGGCGGCAGCCACAAACCCAAGCGCAATGCCCGGGCCTTCCTGCGGAATTTCTTTTCCAATGAACGACCCCCACCCAAGCGGGTTGTCTTTGAGCGCCTTACTCATAATCTGAATTTGCTCAAGAAAATTGGAACTTTTACCGGTTCTGGTTAACGCGTCATTAATTGCATCAGTTTGATTTTTTACGTCATCTGAGTCTTTGTTCTTGCCCCAAGTCTCAATAGCCTTGCCGGCGCGATAAAGGGATGATTCCATATCAAGGCCGCTGGCTAACGATATTGCGGTTGCGTAATTTTGCAAAAGCTCACCGGCACCTTGAGCGCTGGTTGCCATCAACTGACCCAACATGCTGGTGGCACGCTCAGTGGTATCAGTCATATCTTTTGATACGGCATCCATCGCAGCCAACGCGGACGCATGAACGGTAATATCTACCGTACCACCAACAAAAGTAAAAGGGATAACGCTTTTTTTGATTAAATCACCGTCAGCCGAAAACGTCATTAATTCACTTGATGATTTTGCTGCGTATGTGCCGTCTGCATTTTTTGTAATGCCGGTGTTTGTTTTGTCGGCGTTATACGCGAGGAAGTCTTTAAGAGATCCAGTGACCGTGGTTGTCTTGATGCGATCAACTTCCGAATCAATGACGGACTTATCAATCTTGTCCCACGTCTTGCCGGCAAGGCTGTTTGCAGTTGCGTCAGAGACGTCAACGCCGTAGTCGTTTTTAATGCGTGTCTTGATGTCAGTTGTTGACATGACGCTTCCGGCGGAGGCATCGAAGCTAATCATATTGCCGCTGCTGTCGGCAACGTTAATTGCGCCCTGATCAATCCCCGCGGCGTTTGCAAACAGCTGTTGGCCGTCTTGAAAGAATTTGCCGTTTGACAAATACATGCCGTTTGACAGGGCGTACGACCCGTCGGCGTTTGTGCCGGTAATCTTTATTGCGCCGGTGTTCAGTAAGTCAATGGTAGCGTCACGCGTGACAACATCTGACAACGAAGTGTCTACCTTTACGGACGCAGCGTCAGCAACAACTTTTGCAGCATTAAAATTATTAAGCGCCGTTTCATACGCATCAGACGTGTCTTTTAAAACCTGCGCAATGTTGCTTCCATCCGGAACCTCAATGGTTGTTTTTATTTCGTTAAGTAAAGCTGTATTTGTAGTAATTGCGTTATTTTTTGTTTCTAATTCATCCAGCGTTGGTTTTATTTGGTTATACGTTTCCGCTATTTTATTATTTATGTAATTTATTTGAAAAACCATTGCGTCAGCATCTGGTTTCATATCCCGAGCTATGTATGAATTATATCGATTATATTTAGCCTCTTGCTGGGCCTGCAACGATCTGGGTGGAACCCAATAATCAATTAGACCCCAACTTTTTTCAAAATCGGTTGCTGGTTGGCTATTAACATATATATCTTTATACGCTTGCGTTAATTTAACCGCGTCAAGCCTTGTGTTGAAATCATTGACGTCAGTTTGCACATTAGCCTGCAATGTATTGAACTGACTAACTCTGTTACTGTATTCCGTTTGAGCGGTCGTGTAAGCATTTTGTTTTTGTTGAGCAATCGTGGACGCACCGGTCATTTCATTGAATGCGGTTTTTGCCGATTTTGCAAGGTCTGTTCCGGCAACTTTAAGTGACGCATATGCAATGTAGTTACCGATCGCTTGAGCAGGATCACCCTTGCCGGTAATAGCGGACTGCAAACCGGTGCTTGCCGCGCCCTTTAGTAAGTTCAGTGCGGTCGGGCTAAGACCCCAGTTCTGGTCTTGATTCAACGAATCAAAATAACTATCCGTTGACGAATATACCAAGCCGGAAGTGAACCCGCTCGTAATGCCAGCAGTCACATTTTGCCCGGTAAGAACGGCCCGAACGCCACCAACAATTGAGCTATTCAAAGCAGACGTTGCCGCCCTTGAAACCGCTACAGATTGATCTGGCGTCAAGTTAAACTGGGTCATTACCGTGTCAGTAAAGTCAGTAATTGGATTTGTAACAATTGCGTTTTTAATGTCGGTTCCAAGTTGCGTGTTTCCGATTGCGGACATCGCTGTTGTGCTGGCATAAGAAACGGCCGCAGACGTTGCTATGTCTTCCAGCTTGCCACCGCGAGCAGCAGTAACGGCGGCCGCAGTCACATATGGCGGAATACCAACCATTGACCCGCCAATAGTTAATATTGTTGGTATTGGGTCGCGAATAATATTTTGAACTGTAACGCCAATTGATTTAATGGTTGCTTCGGCAAAATTGATAAGGCCACTACCGACGTCAATTACCGCGCTAAGAACAGGATTAACAACATATTTAAAAGCTATATCTACCACATCGCCAGCAAAGCCTGTGATTTTATGCCACCATTTTGATAGCCAGCCCATTATTCGCCCCTGATCTTCCCAAGTCTTACGCTTACCATGCTCGCGGTAGAATCAAAATGAAATTTTGAATCAGGTTCTTTATATTTCTTTTGAACAATTTTTAAAGCTTTTGCGGTTTCAAGGTCAGCCATAAATAACAAAGCATCAAACCCCATTTTTCTTGTAGCGTTCAAAAATTCTAATATATTAGACGCATAATTTTGCTCAACGTCACCGTTGTAAATTTGAACCATGCCAACCCTCTGTGGCATTGCCGCTATTGTAAATAGCGCGTTACCTTCACGAATTCTCAACAGTCTTGGGTCGCTGTATTGTTTAACCAATATTGTGTATAAAATCCGCTCCGACGAAACCCCATTTTTCTTTGCGGACGTTTTGAAACCTTGTCCGTAATCCTTGCTGTCATGCGCCGCAACAGCAAAAATATCTGTTGGATTGAGCATATGATCTTTTGAATCAACGCGGCGGATACTGGAGGTGCTCATTGAAATATGCCTATTCGGTTATACCGCGGGGTTAAAAGCAGCCAACATTGCGGCGGCCCAATCATCCCAGTTTTCAAACTCATCCGGTCGAGGCGTTCCCTCTGTTGCAAATATTCCAATCGTGAACAGGCTATCACCCCACTCGCGCCAGTCGGTGTCTTCGTCTGGTATTGAAAGCTGTTGCGCGGCATACTGCTCGCACATGAGCGAGGCCCATGACACGAACGTGTGATACCGCGGGTCATAGACCAGAGCTTCCATCAATATCCTCTGACGTCACCAAAGTCTGCGCTACAAATAACTTTGCCAAGCTGATAATCTCCGCCGGCCACGTTTGACACAAATTTTAACCGCAATTCCCTGCGCTGCTCTTTCATGTCAATTTTGTTTGTTGTTGAGTCAAAAGCATATGGCGCTGACTGATAATCGTCGCTTTGGGCATACGGCCGACCGGTAACGTAAAGAGTCATCTCCCCGTCAAGAATGAAGTCAGGCTCAACCCGCTCCAGCCGCAGCCACTTATTGATGCCTTCCGGGGCCACTTGAGACGGGCCGCCGGATATCCAGCTGAGGTCGTTAGTCTCGAAATAGCTTTCGATGGACGTTACATTCTGACCGTTTATTGCGTCAACGCCAATCTCGTGCTGATATACGTCAATCCGGTTGGCGGGCAAGGAGAAGGTTAACGTCGAAGATGCGGATCCGGTTGCGGCCACGGACATCTGAATCGCCTGAAGGTAGAGCGTTGCAACTGGAATTGCAAATCCGCTGCCAGCACCCCCAAGGTTTGCATTATTTGCGCTTAATACGTCCGCGACTTGATACCCGGCACCGCGGGCGGTAACCGTTACGGTTGTCACGGCATTGCCGGACACGACTATAGTGGCCTGTGCGTCAAGCCCAAATCCGCCGGTCAGAGGGACGTTTGAATATGTCCCGTTGACGTAACTTGATCCGCCGGTGATTGAGCCAAGCGTTTTAATGTTGCTCGACGTAATTGAAATTACTTTTGTGCCGGTGGTTATATTTGCGCCGGAGATGACCTGCTGCAAAGCCACTTGTGCGCTATAAGTATCCGAATAAAGGTATGTGCTTCCTGACACGGTTGAATACGTTCCGCTAAACACAAACTCCTCAACGCTGACGTCCCAGTTAGCCTCGACCGGGTAATGAAATACTTGAGAAAAATATCCAGCAGAACGACGTGCGCCGAGCGCCTCTCCTGCGTCATACCAGATGCTTTCGCGCACGTTGTAAATAACCGCATCAGTGCACTCGGTTGCGTCGCCGCGGGGGTAGAACCACCAAATCTCGCCAAATCGCGGCACCTTCGTTGCCCAAACCTTTTGACGTTGGGAATAATTCAGGTTGTCAAAAAAATAATTTTGGTTGAAAGTGTTTGGAATTTCTTTGACCGTGCCGTTGTAGAGCAGAAAACGGTCAACCCCGCACCAGTAATAGATGCCGTCATACTCGATCGCGGACTGGCTCGACAAGATCGAAGACTGGCCCGAAATGGTGTCATAGCGCCAGTATTGCGCCGGCGTTCCAGCGCCGCCGATGAAAGACACCCGGATAAGGCTGTCAAGGCTCCAGAACAGCCCTGAGGGCGAGTTTGTGCCGCCCCTGACGGGTAACCCCTGCACGATCTTGCTCGTCGCTACGTTCGTCGCATTAGCGTCCGCAGACACCCAGTCTTCCGTGTTCCCTGCCGAGCAGTTCTGAATCAGTCCAGCGTTGCCGTAAACGAACACGTAAGGGTTCAGGGCAACAACCCCGCCGGACACTGAAATGTTGTTGTTGAACGTTGCCGTCACGGTAGCGGACGCCGTTGCGTTTGCGGACATTGTGACCGTCGTGGTGATCACAGAAACCACCGTGGTTGCGGCCGGAATGCCCGCCCCTGCGATTGTTTGACCAGCGCCGATTAATGGGTTTACCGCAGAAAGCGTAACGACATTACTGGTATTTGTGGTCGTAACCGAATTGGTAAAGACCCCAATTTGAGACATGGATGTGCTAAAGATGTCGCCGATCAGCACCGGCGTGTTGGCGTCGCTTGCAATCGCCTGAAGGTTTTGCCCCGGGTGCGCGAGCAGGCTTTGAACGCCGGCCCCAGTAACGTCGTAAAACCCGTCAAACTGCCACATATTCAAATCTGAGGCAGTAAAGTTGCTGAGGGTAAAATCGGCGATGCCGGCACCCACGCCGTTTTGGTCAATTGTCAGCGATTGCAGCCCGTCGTTGTATCCGCTGAATATGGTCGTAAAGTCGTTCTGCGCATTCACCCATATGCCACGACTTGGGCCTAAAAGTTGACCAGAAATGACCCGGTAACCGCCAATTTTTCTTGGCCGGCCGCGTTGAAACCTAACCCACCGCCCGTCGCTGTAAGCGAGCGCATCAAAAAGCGTCCCGTCACGTTGAACGCCCGGTTGCGTATCAAGCGAAAAAACCTTTTGCGTCATGAAAAGGTTCCGCCTTGAACGCCGGCGGTAAAGTTGCCCGTTCCGGTTATTTCAAGTCCGGAAGCAATTAACCCAAAACGCTTGGTGCCAAGTATTGAAATGCCAAACTCACCGGAGCCGGGGCGGTAAATACCGGTCGAAGTCTCACTTGCAAAATTCAAAGCCGGAGCGCCGGCCGTTCCTGACACCAGAGACAGATTAACCGCACCGGCAGCGATCGTTGACGCGTTCAACAAGTTTACGGAGTCGCACAACAAAATGACCTGCTGTCCGGCAGGCACGGTGGCCACATCACCACTAGCGCCGGTTGTGAAAGTAATCTCGTATCCAGCGCCGGTGCCGTCCGTCTGGTTGGTGATGTAGTAGACCTGAATGGTCTGTGGCAAAACAATCGTAACGTTATTCGTCAGGGTGCCGGTGTATTTCTGAACAACGTTTGACGCCTCAGAGGATGTCAACGTATACGACCCGCTTTGCACCGCTTTCGTCAATTGCGTAAAATTGAACTGAGTCGATTGACCGAGACCAACAGTAAAAAACGCAGATCCGGAGCAACAGATCACGCAAGAGTCGGCCGGCTGCAAACCAATGGTTGCCGCAGAATTGATCAGTATTCCGCCGCTCGGAGATATCGTCAGCGTACCCGTTCCGTTGTTTCGGACAAGCATAAACCAATTATTTCCAAGCGTTACGGCTGACGTCAATGTCAAAGTTCCAGCGCCGCCCGTCCATACATATGAGGCGGCACGGTCAGAGCTTAGTGCGGTGTAGCTTGAAGAAAACGAGTTGACGGTGTGCGACTGATTCAGCGTTTGCCCAATGGCCAAAAGACCATACCCAGCAAGGGTTGCGGAGTCGTTGCTGGACGAACCAATGCCGTAAGCAATTACCCCCCAAGTGCCTTGATCGTCAGGGTTATCGGTGATGTAGATGTATTGCGCCTCACCCGGCACAACAGTCACGATAATATTCACCCCGTCGTAATCCATTACGTCAAAGTCTTCGCCGCCGGTATTGCGAATCAACGCATCGTTTCCTACTGATGTTTGATTGGCGGGTGGCATCCACAGCTCTGAAACTCCAGTTGTAGAGACCTCCATGATGCGAGCGGCGGCGTCGTCAGTCACGCTTCCATTGATAGGCCACGTCAGTTGAAGGGTCGTGTTCGCTATCGAAATATCTCGATACGAGACGTCGGTTGGTTGTATTACGTTCCCAGTAAAGGGTGAAACGAAACTGGTCATGAGTCCCTCACTATCGCTTGACGGTCACCAATGCGGGCAACATCTTCTGTCTTCAGCACGTTCATGATCTGATCGTATTGACCCTGCCACATCGGAAGACGTTCGTCATTTTTCAAAAAAGGCATCGCCTGAAGCAGCGAACCATAAAGCAAAGCCTGCGGAGCGTATTGCGTAAACCAGTTGCTTTGGTTTGCTGAATCTAACGGTTGCGGGCGCTCGTAATACAAAACCTCGTAATCATAGTCAACGTCCGGCGTTGGCGCTATCAGCCAGTGCGTGTAATCATAATCGCAGTAAAACATCGGTATGTCCGTTGATGCTGGATCCGGCCAATATTCACGCAGATATTCGTATTTCCTAAGCAGCACCGGCTGCCGCCTGCCGTCAACGGTGACGTTCATAGATACTGTTTTTCGCCACCGCGCCGGCTTATCGATTGTCGCACTACCCGTAACCATGTTGCTCTCGGCCACGGTCAGGTTACCGAGGATCTTCAGATCGGCGGCAATAACCTGCTCGGCCAGCATGATGAATTGCGGGATCTTATCAATAGTGGCCTGATCAGTCCGCTCAAGATAAGTCTCGATGTCGTCGAACAGGCTGTCATATGTCATCACTGCCGCAGTTGTCATATCAAACCTCTATCATTTTTTCGGCGTTCTGCCGCACATGCGCAACACGATTGAGCCAGCCCCTGCCAAACGTCTTAAAAGTGGACAGAGATTTGTAGAACTCTCCTTTGCCTAAACTAAAACTTTCCACCAATTCCGTAGGGTCAGCAACAGTTGCAGCGGCTATAGTAGCTCTGCCGATAACACCATCCGCCGTCACGCCTAGCTCGGCCTGTAACAGCTTTGCGGCGCGACTGACGCCCATGTTCACCGCGCTATCGAATACAACATAATCTACACCAAGAGGCAGGTCGCTACACTTGCAAGCATCCCAGTAGTTTGCTTTGTAGAGTGGTGCGACAAGCTCGGGTGTCAAAGAACGCATTTCGGCCTCGTCAACTTCATGCTTAACCCATTCTTTCCAGACGTTGCGCGTTACGCCAAGGTTGGTCATGCCGCCGGGGTCACGCGGGTGATTTATAAAATTTCCCTCGGACTTTAGGATCAGCGCCAGTGACGCGGGAAAGTTACTGAGCATCTTTTTTAGCTTTCATGTCCATAATCTTTTCCAGCGTTCTGCCGCCGAAATAAAAACTCATAATTAGCATCCCCCACTGGCCCAGCAGTTGCACATAGCTCTCATTAACGTCGATCTTAGCCGCTGACAGTCCAGCAAAAACAAAGTAGCCGGTCAGGATTGCAATCAACGTCATGGGCCGGATGTTCTTCGACAACCACGAATCGCTACCCATGTCGGCTTTAAGGCGCTCGGTCAGCTCGTGCTGCTCGGCTACATCAGCATTTAGCTGTGCAAGTTCGCCATTCTGCTGCATCTCCAGCAGCTTGAGCTTGGCCTGTTCAGCTTGCTGCGGATCGGGGAAGAACTTATCGACCAGCTTACTGCCAATATCTAAGATTGCGCCAATGGGGAACATTATTTATCACCCTTTTTATTCCATAGCTCAAACAGCGTTTTGATCTTTTCCTCAATCACCGCTACGCGTAGGTCAATCTTTGACAACACAATGATAAGCGTGATCAGGGCAAGGAGAATAGGCCAAGCCTTCACCAGCATATCAAAGGTATCCATTTACCCCGCCTTTGTCACAAGATGTAGCAGTAACATAATGATGGCACCCGCCGCAGTCAGGCCAACGGCTTCAATGCGCTTTAAACGAGCGTTGATGCTTTCATACCTAAGCTCACACACCGCCTCGTGCGTGTTCACGCGGCCTTCTACTTCTGAGACAGATGCCATCATGTTGATCCTTTAAGCGGCTTCTTCTTTAGGCGGCTCAACTTGCGGCTGTGCCTGACTCTGAACCTTGACGATCAACGGAAAGCAGCCTGATTTCGATGGTAATTCACCCAGCATGTTCAAGATGAATTGCACTTCGTTCTGTTCCAGTTCCAGCTTAATCATTACTTATCCCCTATGGGTTGAGTGGTGAGAAGACGCAAAATAACGATGCCCACCGAGATCGTAATCCCGACAAACATCTGTGCTACCGGCGTCATCGGCAGCAGGTTGATATAGCCCTGAACGATACTGAGGACTGCGATGATAATCGCATACCAGACTGTTTTGCTTTTAAGCAGGTTCATTTGGCCTCCTTTGCATCTTGATTTTTAACGGCGCATGTAATGCGACTCGTTACTCCATCTTTGCGTTGCTCAATAAAACTGTTTGAATGAATTTTTATTAATTCGCCCCATGTTTTAAACATTGTTACATCAATCGTCTTTCCATCAATTTTAATCATTACGCACTCCACGGCAACGGTGTATTTTGAGGTGACACAGGCGGTGTAATCATGCTGTCAATTTGTCCCTGCACACACTGCTGTGCGCTTGTAATGGCTGACTCAGGAATCCAAGACAGAACAACTGCCTCTGTCAGGTCAGCGTATGGGGTCACTGGGCCTTCTTGGTCAGCAGAGTTGAACTGCGTGTTGCCACCGATGCTGGCGGTGTTGCTGCCGTCTACGCCTGTGACTTGCCAGATGGCGTTAACCACATAGTTAGGGTCTGGTTGTTGTAGGGTGTACATACGGGTGATGGTGGTGGTAAAAGTTGTCATGGCGTTGTGCTTTCTTGAGCCGCTTGATAAGCCGCAATCACATCTGCTGTCCAGACTGTATTGCAAATAGCCACAACCTTCTCAGGCACACCCGTCAGGTCTTGCGCTGGTGTGAGGCTGTTGCGGTGGTAGGTTTGGCTCAGTTGGACGCCATCCTCCATGATGCGTGTTGCATTGCGGTAGAGGATGATGCCGTTCTCGGTGACGGTGATTTGGTCAATGACGGTTGATTTGGTGAGTGACATGATTTTCCTTTTAAGTTAAGTGTCCGGCTGCATAATCCAATGCAGTTAATTAAACGAAATAGATTACTGCAAAAAGTAAAGTTCCTCCTGACATAGAGACATTTGTAGTATTGACACCGGGGCGCAATAATGAAACCGATGTACCTGAAGTCCCACCGGATAAAAAAGTTATAACTGAAGTTGATACATCCGTGTAACGAATGTATCCGTTTATTCCGGGGCCTGTTCCCGCTGATGTAAATGGCAACCCGCCAATAACTCCATTTAAACCACTAGCTGTTATTGGATATGTTACTTCTGCAAATGCTGTCACGCATCGACCAACTTTTGTATAAGACCCTGAGACACCTGTAAAAGTTAAACTTGCGCCAGAACCATCAGTAGGCGTCCAAGTCCCTTCCTCATAATCATCCAGCGTGTTTGCGTTAGATGATGCTGATTGAGTTGCGGGGAAAGTGATGCCAGCACCAGAGGTTGATGGGGTTGCCGCACCAACTGAAATAGTTGTTGGGTTTGAGGTTCGCCCCGCCATCGTCACCGCTTGGCTTGCGTCAATGGAAATCGCCGTTGTCCCATTGGTTTGAAGCGCCAACACACCAGTAGCATCAGCACTGGACTTCAGCCCTGCTGAACCGCTTACTGCGCCGTTGTCTGCGTTGATTGTGGTGGTCAATTTACTCTCCTGCCGCCTGTTGTAGCGGGGTTAGGTCTTCGTCAGTCCAGTAATCCTTTGCAAGCATAATTGCCAAGTGGTCACGATTCCTCTTGAGCGTGTCTGCCCAATCAGCATCAGTCATGTCTTCGGGCTGTCCTGCGTTTATCAGGTTTACGC